TGATGTTGCCGCCGATCCGCATGCGGCCGTAAATTCGCGGGATCACCGCCCCCTCGGTGGCCGAGGTGATGCGCAGCGTATCGAGCCGTGCGCCCTCGATCCGCTGCGCCGGGGCCAAAGAGGACACGATCCAGCTGTCGACCACCGAGCCCACGGTCGAGCCGATGAAGCCGCCGATGGCCGCCCCGGAAAAGCCGAGGATCGCGCCGCCAAAAGCCCCGCCGATGGCAGTGCCGACAGCGCCGAGGACAAGAGTGGCCATGGGAAACTCTCAGCGTTGGGGAAAGAGGAAGGCGACGGCAATGCGTCGTCGCCATGTCGGCGTCAGCGGTTCCTCGATCACGCCGAGGCGTTCATAGGCGTGGAGGAATGTGTCGGGGCCGGTGAGGATCCCCACATGCTTGGCAATGGCGCGGGGCATCATGCGGAACAGGATCAGCGCACCAGGCGGAACGTTGTGCGGTTCGATCTCCGGCATCATCACCCGCGCCCCGTCAGCCAGCACCTCGCGTGGGCCGGTCTCGCCCCAGTCGCGGCTGTAGGGCGGGATCGGGAATGGCTCCGGCCCGACCACCTCGCGCCAGACGCCCCGCGCGAGACCGAGGCAATCGCAGCCGACCCCGCGCAGGCTGGCTTGGTCGTGGTAGGGCGTGCCCAACCAGGACCGTGCGATGGCAATCACCCTATCGGGATCGGCTGCTGTCACAGCACTGCTCCCTCGTGCCCGCCGTCCTTGGTGGCGTAGCGCAGAACGGCATCCTGGCCCGGGATGTGCGGGAAGCCGCGGAAGTTCGCGACATTGGCGAACTTCGTGCCGCAGGTGGCGATCCGCTTGTCGCAACCCGCCCGGACCACAAAGGTGTCCGTCGCTGTGATCGGGCGGACCGGGGCTTCAAGCAGGGTCAGGATGGCAATGCCGTCAACGAGATCATGCGACAGCACCTCGACCCGCCGCCCGGCGTTGGACCCGCTGGTCCAGTCGAGGGTGCCGAAGCTGAACCAGCCGGAGGTGAAACCGCCAAGACCAGAGGCAGTGAAGGCGCGGTCGCGCAGCAGGTCGATGATCGCGCCGGTTCCCTTAAACGCCAGCGCCTCGAGATTGACTCCGCAGCGCGTATCGCCAAGGGCGGCGTCGCAGCTCGACTGAAACGTCCGCCCGACCGTCTGGCCCAGCACATGGGCAAGGCTGCGCACTTCGGCCACGAACGCCAGCCGCCCGCGCCGGATCTGGCCAATAGCCCCGCGCCGCATCAGCAATCGCTGGGATGTCGCAGCCCAATTCACCCGCCACACCTCGACGGCCGCATTGTCCCATCGGCCGTCGAGAATGTCGGTCTCGGTGATCCGATCCGACGACAGCACGCCCTGGGCGTCCTGCGCATCGACGGAAAGGTCTGAGCCCGAGCGCACTTCGGAGGCTGCGAAGCCGCTCTCCGGCTCGAAATCGGTGCCGTCGAACGTTAGCGTCCGGTCGTGGTCGGTGAAGCCGAGCGTCACCCCATCGGCCCGCACGATCCGCCAGCACCATGCCAGGGTGGTCGTGCCCTCATCGAGATGAGTCTGCAGCGCGGGCGGGATGGACTTCACTTCCGCCCCCAGCCCCGCCAAAGGGCGACCGAGGCCAGCGCCGAGGATATCAAGCCTCCGGCCGTGCCGGTCAGGGCGTAGAGATTGAAAGGACGCAGATCGAAGCTGCCGGTCACCAGATCGAAATCCGCAAGCCCGGCCATGGCCAGGCCGGAAGCGGCAAGACAGGCCAGATAGACCAGCCCTCGTGCGAGGTTCCAGTTCATGATGTTGCCTTTCCTGTGAGAAATTCCATCAGCCGCTGCCACCACGACGGGGCGGCAGGCGGTTGGGTCGGCACCGACAGTGGCACGGTCGGCGGCACCGGCTGACCCGTTGGGCGCAGCAGAGCCAGCGCCTCAGCCTCGGTCAGTCGCCGGATCGGTCGCAAGAAATCCACACGGCCGTTGCGGTCGACCGCCCAGACCGGAATTGTGCCGGTCGGATAGCGGCCATCGCGGAACAGATCCCGCTCGGCCTCGCGGCGCGTGCGGATCGCGGCGGGCCGGAGCCAGCCCATGAAACCCTGCGCGGCGGCGGCGCGGTTGCCCGCGTTCAGATGCCGGGTCAGGGAGGCCTTGGCGATGCCACCAGTATTGTAGTGAAAACTGACCAGCGCATCGAATTCGTGCGGCTGAAGCGGCACCTTCACCGCGCGCAGCACCTCCGCCTCATAGGCCACGATGTCGGCGCGGAAGAGCCGGAACGCTTGGCGGATCCCCGCATCCAGATCGGCGGGCATGCCGCGGGGCATCTGGGCAGGATCGGGCGGACCGGCAGAAGCGGTGTGGCCCATGCCGAAGGTCCAGACGTTCTTCACATCGAGATAGGGTCCGGGCACGAGTCCTTCGTGCCGGACGAGGGCCAGAAGGCCCCGGTCTGTCATGTGCATGGGATTACCCGAAGATGGAGGAAAGGATCAGGATCAGGGCGGCGATCAGCAGGCCGATGCGCAGGCGGTGGCTAAAGGCTTGGCTCGGATCGGCGGCATCGCAGCGGATGGCGCGCGCAAGGCGGAGAAGCTCATGCATCGGGGTTGCCCCCCTTGCCGCTGCGCAGCCGGGCGAGGACGACCTCGATGAAGGCGGGGCCGAAGACGCCGACGAGATACGCGGCCGAGCCTGCAGCCCCTCCGGCCGGGATCACCTGCGACGGCAGGCCGAGCCAGGCGGTGATGATTGCCATGGACAGGCTGCCCATCCCCGCCGCGATAAGCCCGCCGAGCAGGATGTGGCGCAGGGCGTCGCGGAGCCGCATCCGTGTGGTCAGCGCATTGGTCGCGCCGCCCAGAGCGCCCCAGGCCGCGAGGATCACGGCGGTGGACGTTGCCAGATCGCGCAGCACGGCGGCGACAAAGCCGGTTTCTTCGTTCATCGCCGGATCTCCAAGAGCGGGATGGATGTGATCGACCCGAGCCGCTCGAGGTCGAGGGTGACGTCGAGCATGTCGGTGTCAAAGCGGACTGGGACGTCGAACTCAAAACCCGCCGTGATCGCGACGCCTGCGCCGGGGGCGGTAGTGAAGGCAACGCTGCCGGTTGTCGTGCTTACGCTCCAGCCCGACATCTGTTCGACGCCGTTCAAGGCAAGGCGGACAGTGCCCGTAACCGGTTTGGCGATGGCACGGGTCCAGCTTTGCGCGCCGGAGGTGTAGCGCTTCAGCAGCGCGAAAGTGTTGACTGCGCCATTGCCGGTGCCGATGGGCTGGTCGGTCGGGGCCAACGCCTGCGACGGCAGGCAGGACTTGTAATCCGCCCAGTCCTTGTAGCGAAACCCATGCAGGCGCCCGTTGCGGGCCTCGAAGAAGGCGACGACGGCCGCCAGATCGTCGGCACGGCGGATGCCGTAGGCCACATCGTAGCGGCGACGGCTGTTGGCCCAGCTGGCGTTGCGCTCCTCGTCGCCGCTGGCCAGTTCGACCACTTGCGTGCGCCGTTCCGGCCCTCCGCGCGCTCCGCGGCTGATGTTGTCGGGGAACCTGACTTCGTGGAATGCCATCACATGCCCCTCCGGCCCAGTGACACCGCCCGGGCAATGTCACTTGCGACCTGCGTCCGGGATTGCCGGAAGCTTTCGGCATCGCGCGCCATGATGGTGACATTGACCGCAGGTGCGCTGGTCTGGCCGTAGCCTGCCGCCTCACGACGCGAGAGGACACGCTCGCCACGTTGCAGGATCGCAGGCACCTCGTCCGGCTTGATCCCGGCCCAGCCGCCCGAATGCATGCGCGGGGCACCCGCAAAAGCCAGCGCCGGAACCATGCGGCCCGGGCCTGGCGATCCGACCAAGCCGCCCGCATGCAGGATGTTGGCGAAGATCCCGCCTGCACCGCCAAGGGCTCCGGAAAGGGCGTTGGCAATCGGACCGAGGATGAAGGTCCGCGCCGCCAGCTTGGCAAGGTCCGCGATCATCGACGTGACCAGATCCCGGAAATCGAGCTTGCCGGTTTTGACGAACTCGCCAACGGCATTCTCGGCGGACGTGAAGGCCCCGACCAGCGTCTGGCCGATATCGCCGCCGATGTTGCGCGCCTTGGTGGCATAGTCAGCCAGCGCGGCGGTCACCGCAGCCCAGCCGGTCGCGGCCTGGTCGGCACCTTCGTCTGCTTCCGCCCCGGCGTCGCGCGCTGCGGCCCCAGCACTTCCGGCAGCGGCAGCGGTGTCGCCCAGTTCGGTGTTGAGCGTATCGGCCGAATTGGCGGCATCTGCCAACGCGGTCTCGGCATCCGCCCCTGTGCCGGTCACTGCATCGCGCAAGGCCTGCCAGCTCGCCAGTGGACGGCCTGCGGCATCGGCCAGCATGCCAGCGGCCTCGCGATAGCCATCGGCCCGGCCACGTGCATCATCCGCCATCGCGCCAAGCCCGAGGTCAGGCGGCTCTAGGTAGGTCCGGGACAGCGCCGCCGAGAAGGCATCGGCTGCCGCAGCACCGGCGGCGGTTGCGGCCCCCTCGAACGGGTTGCCGATCCGCGCCAGTTCCACCGGGTCAAGCGTGCCGATCCGCACCCCGCCTTCGCCGACTGCCCAGTCCGGCAGCAGGTCCAAGGCCGCGTTCAACCCGTTGATAAAATTGTTGATCCGGGTGACGACGCCGTTCAGCATCGCCTCGACGCCCGAGATCAGACCGTTTGCCGCCTGGAACGCGAAATTACCGATGGCACCAGGCAGACTGCCCCAGATTGCGACGGCCGCATCATACGCCCCTTGGAAGATCGCGGCCGTCCGGTCCCCAAAACTGACCACACCCGCAATGGTACCCTCAAGCGCCGATAATCCGGCCGCCTTCAGCCCCTCCCATCCGGCAGCCATGTTGGCGAATGCAGCGTCTAGCGCCAGGCCGATGCGCGACCAGACTTCCTTGGCGAGATCGCCGAGCAGCCGGAAGGCTTCGCCCACGCCACCGACCCGGGTGACAAGCTGCGAGAACTGATAGACCAGCTCGCCAGCACCGACGATCAGCGCGCCGATGCCGGTCCGGATCAGCGCCCCGCGCAGGAACACGAGTGCAGTGGCGAGGCCGCGCACCGAAAGGGCCGCCACTGCCAACCCCGCCACCCAACGACCGGCCATGAAAGCAGCGAAGGTCGAGGCATAGGTGGCGAGGCGTGAGAGGTTGTCGAATACGGCGGTGATTGCGCCGCCGATGGGCCCGGTGCCGCGTGCCATGTCGGCCAGTGCGTTTGCCACGGTTTCCAGCGCCGGGGCGACAGCGGCGGTCAGGCGGTTGGTGAGGCCGAGCCAGATCAGGCTCAGCTTTGCGATGGCATCGCCGGTGCGTTCGATCTGGGCGGCATCAGCCGCGCTGACCGCCACCCCGAAATCCTGAATATCTTGCGCCGCTTCCCGCAGAGTGGCGGCGTCGATCCGCAGGAAGGCCAGCGCGGCGCGGTCGCCGAAAAGATCCGATGCCACGGCAGCGCGTTCGGCCTCGGGCACAAAGCGGGCCAAGGCGTCCTGGATCGCCACGATGCGCTGGTCGAGCGGCAGCGCCTGCAGTTCAGCCGTCGTTAGGTTCAGCCGCTGCAGCGCCCCCACCGCCGAACCCGATCCAGCAGCAGCTTCCGACAGCCGCGTAGTCAGCTTCTTGGTGGCCTGTTCGATCTCGCCCATCGAGGCACCAGCCAGTTCCCCAGCCCATGTCAGCACCTGCAGGCTTTCGACGGTGGTGCGGAGCGAAGCCGCCATGTCAGCCTGCGCGCCGATCTCATCAAGGCCCGAGCGGATCATCGCCACGCCCGCAGCGGCAGCAGCAGCCGTGACCGCGGCAAGCGCGATACCGGCTTTGCGGACAAAGTTTCCGAGCCGGGCGTTGGCCAGTTCCATCTCCGAAGAGAGGCGGCCAAACCCGCGCGTGCCCGCCTCGCCGATCCCTTCCAGCTCTGCCCGGACCTGGCGGCCGCCTTCGGCGACCAGCCGGACACTGACCCTTTTCTCAGCCATGTCCCTCTCCGATCTGTTCGTTCAGCTTGCGCACCATCACCGCCTCGATCTCGGGCAGCAGTTCGGCGGCGATGAGGGTGTCGATGCCCAGCGCGTGGGCCAGCGAGAGGGCCGCACCCATGTCCCAGCCGAGAACCGCGCCCGGGATCACGCGCAATTGCCCGCCAAGGCGGCCGACCAAATCCCAGACCTGCCAACCGTCGTGCGTCTTTGGCCGGTTCAGTCTTGCGGGGCAGTCCGGGCAGCGCCTTTCGCATGCCGCGCAGTACCGGTCGCCCCCGCCGAAGGACCATTCGGCAAGGGCGCGGAGACGTTTTTTTCCGCGTCCAGGATCAGACCCTTGGCAACGTATTGGGTCTGGAACGCCTCGAAGACCGGCCAGATTTCCAGAAGGGCATCGATGCCTTCATGCGAGACCGGGACAACATCGCCCGCGTCATCGCCGACGCCTTCCCAATCCAGGACCGCACGACGGGCGACGGCCTTGGCCATGGCCAGCGCCAGTTCCTCCTGCGTGGCGGTGTCCGGCAGCGCTTCGATGGCCGGATCGGCGCGGGCCAAAACCATCAGAGCGGTGGTTAGGGGTGCGACCTGCAGGCGAAGGCCGGGGGCGAGGGTCAGCCACGAAGGGGTGGCAGTCAGGTTCAGTCTGATCATGGTCAGTAACTCACAACGGTGTTGACGAGGACGGCGGTGCACATGCGGGCGGGACTGACGGCCTTGGCGGCCTGCCAGTCGAAGGTGGCCTGGATTCCTTGCGGGCCCGGGATCTCGATGCGTGGGCGTGGCAGATAGACGGCATGG